AAAAAAAAAAATAGGGGAGACCCCCTCAAAGCATCCTTTATCATCCAGTTAAGGACAATAAAAGATACTTTGAGGGAGCCTCTAGTTTTTTATGTTTAGGTTTTTTCTTTTTCTTCTTGTTAGGAATTACTTTAGACCTGAACTTAGGCGTCATTAACGCTTTCGCTACAGGATTTACAATACGTTTAACTTTCATCAGTAATCATTAGGAGGATAAAGATCTTCCCACTCCTGTTGTTCATAGTTGTCTTTTTCTTCAAACTCATCATCTTCTTCTTCTTGAGGTTGAACAGTTTCAAGTAATATAGGATTATTACAATATAGTTTAACTAGATAACCTAGTTGACTTAATCTTTCTACTTCTTTTTGTGCAGCCGCGTAATTTTCATATCCACAGCTTTCATGATAACTAGTTTCAGGATTATGCTCACACAGTGCATAAACTGAATAAGTAAGTGTTGGTGAAAACATTATTTCTCCTTGTAGTGGCGATCTCGGAAGGACTCGAACCCTCAACCTAGTGCTTAGAAGGCACTTGCTCTTTCCAGTTGAGCTACGAGACCGCTTAAAAAGTTGGCAAGGGTGGTAGGAGTCGAACCCACGCTAAAGGATTTGGAATCCCTTGTGCTACCATAACACTTCACCCTTGCAGAGTTATTTTACATACCTGCAAAATGTCCAATAACAAGACCTATAACAATACCTGCTATAAGTACTTTTTTATTTTCCATTATTGCTGCTTTTAGATTTTTCATCATTTCCATAATATTTCCTTTCTTAAGAAGCTATATAGCCTTCTAGACCATTTACTGTACCATAGTAATATTTATAAATACCATGCCACTCTAACATGTAGGGCTTATTATCATGATCAGTTCTAATATAATGAAATTGATCGTTAGGATGCCAACGTGCTGTAACAGGTATCATTTCTTTAGTTTGATCATATGGTATAAAATGTTCTTTCATATTTCTTCCAGTACGATTAGTTTCACATTATAAGGATTTGGACGATCCTTGACATTATCAAGACAATCTTTAGAGACTAAAATTACGTCTACTTGAGGTGTCTCAATAAATCCTGATTCTGAACAAATATTCCATCTATACATAGAAAAACTTCTTTGTCCATAATATCTATTAGCATTGTCTAATCTTGATTTGTTACTATCAGTAGCATAAAAACATTTTTCTGGGTTTTCCCACAGATGATTAATTATTTCATAGGCATACTCATCCATGCCATAAAAACCAATATCTATTTCATCTTTATATTTTTTAAGAAAATCTTCTCTAGCTGTTTTAGGGTTATGTTTTAATTTTATTTTAGGAGTCATTTTAACTCCAGGTTTCCTACCCCTTTTCTTCTTAACGACTTCATCAGTCATCATTTAGCTCTTCCTCTAAATCTACGGCTGTGCCAATAACTTTAAAAATAACAGGAACAGTTCTCATTGTAAAATCATCTGTTATTAAAGACATCCATCTTTCTTTATGAGCTTTTGGCATTTCATCTAAATTCTTATATACATAAGGTATATGTTTTTTATCTAAACTACTTTTTGCTTTTTCACACCAAATACAATTATTTTTACCTATTACATAATACATTAAGCATCCTCTTCATCTAACACCCTTAAAGTGTTAATAACTGCATCTGTAAAAATTCTTTTAAATATTTCATCAAATGTATCACTTGTACTAAAATCAAAACCATTTTCAATATACTTCTGATACATCTTCTCAATCATTTCATGGATTTCATCTTCTTTACTTGTCATAGTAATTTATCTGGACCTCTTCGAGTTTTCTCACCGCGCTTCTTTTTATCTTCGTCTAACCAAATTAAATTATTAATTTGTGATCTACTAAAACCAATATCGATTAACTCCCTGTCAGATAATTGATTTAATTCTTTTATAATATTACGATGAGATCTCCATCGAATAATATATTTCCAAAATCTAATCATTATATAGATACTCCTTTACTTATCATTTGTATACATCTTGTAATAGCAAATGAATTTTCCGTTGGTTTTGTTGATTCTAGAGATTGTGCTAAAATAGCTCTGTCACGTAAACATTGATCTGCGTCTTGATATATGATTTGGTTTGACCCAATTCTATAAGCACTTTGATCTAGAAACATTATAAACACTAATATATACATTAGTTTTCACTTTCGCTTTTTATTTTAAAAGCAGCAGAAACAAGAGCATCAATTATAGTATCTGGAGGTAAATCTCCAATTGAAGAAATATTTATAGACTTATCTTCAGTGATTTCTATTACGATAGCCCCATAAGTAAAGACTTCTTCACAAGCATCTAAAACATAACTATGAGCATTTATGTATTTTTGTTCAATAGCATCTTCTTTTTTCTCTTGAAGTCTTTCACTTATATCAATTATATTAGACATTTAAAAAGGAAGCCATCCTAAGTAATTAAGAATGTATAATCCAATCCAAGTAGTTACAACAGCAGCTGCACAAAACCCTATTAACGTTCCTAGTAGTTTAATTAAAGAGTCAAATAATTTAGGTTCTTCCGACATGTGCCATTCCTTTATTTCTGCGCTTGTGTTTGTTCATTGAAGATGTTTTCAAATTTCTTTTTCCAATAGATGTTTTCTTAGGTTTACTAAAATTTACTTTTTTATAACCGATTATCTTCGCCATAAATCTTTTCCCATTCATCAGGAGTGATCCCTGACATTATAAACTCACGTTCTTCAGCAGGTAAATGCGGAAAAACATCTTGTATTAATTCTCCATTACGGTGTCTTTGTAATTGTTCTTCGGTAACATCTAACTGCATAACATTGTATTTGCCAGATAATATAGATTTCCTTTGAACAGCTATCATTTATTTACTCCTTGATAATTCTAAACAAGCTAATCCTTCATTAGAACTTTCTACTAAAATAGATGCTTTTTCTTTTTCTTTTATACATACATCTTTATTACCATAAGTTCCTAAATGATAATATTTAACGCCACCATCATTTGCTAATAATTGTAGCCACACTAAAGCCCACATTTTAAAATCTTTCTATTAATTGTTCTTTAACGTCAGGTATTGACAGGGGTTTTGGGAATCGAACCCAACCCTTCCGATCTGAAGCGGCTATGCTTCCACTACACTTAACCCCTTTGAATTATTTTTTACCTTGTCTACTAGTCTTTCTGTGTTTAAAGAAAGTAATAGTATTTAAACCAGTATTAATAGTAACCATTAATAATAGCCACCATTGCCACCAAACTAAGCCACCAATATCTAACATTTATTTATTCTCGGAAATTACAATATATACAAACCCAATAATTATAGCGGCAAGAATGCTAAAGGCTATTAACGCTTCACCCATTTTCTTTTCTCCACATAAGTTCATATTTAAGTTTCTTTTGCTCATATTCAGACATAATCATCCAATCACGAATTTCGTTAATAGTCCTAAAACACCCTATACAATAGTCGTCTTTTATTTGACAAACTTTTATACAAGGTGATTTAACATTACCTAGTTTTCGTTTAGATCTCACAGCCACCTGCTGCACACGCTAATGTTTGAGCGCCTTCTGTATTGTCTTCTTTTTCATACTCTGATAGTTTACTATAGTCTACTGTAGGCATTGAGTGAATTGTTTTAATCCATTCTTGCTCTGAACAAGCTGTATAAGGTGCTTGCTGATAAGTATGCTCTGAGTAAGGTAAGAAACTAATTCCTGTTATTTGATCAAAGTGTTTGTAAACCCAATCACCAACTTCCATCCACTCATCTTCTTTTACATAGATAGTTACAGAAACAGAATGCTCCGACCAATTTTCTTGAAATTTAAGCCAATTTTCTAATTGTTGAATTGCTGTCTGTTCGTTAGCTAAAGTTGCGCCTGAAGGAGATTTAATTGGAAAGTAGAATACTGTTGTTTTCAAAGGGTTCATTAAATCAGCTTCGTTAGGTACTCCTTGATCTTTTAACATTTGAGTTAAAGGGTCATTATTAGATTGTCTTACTGCACGGATGTAATAAGGTGCAAAACGTCCATGAATCCCAGAACTACTATCAACAAGCTGTGAAACAGTACCACTAGGCTTAACAGTTGTAATAGCAGTAGAGGGTTTAATGCCCAACTTTTCAGAATATTCTTTATTTGTGTCAATTGCTACTTGTTTCAACCTCCGTAGCATAGCAGGGTCAGGGTTTCTTAAGATTCTACAATCTTGTATGCCAGTTAAAGAAACACCTAGTAACCTTTCATCTTCACAATTTCGTTGCCATACTTTTCGTACATATTTAAAATCAGTTAAAGTTGATTGTAATGTACCTAGTATAGTTGCCATTTTAATTTTATTTGCAAGATCTTCTTCAGTGTCATTTTCTCTGCAAATTACTTCTGACAAGTTGCATAGTTGATTTCCTCGAAGGAGTATCTCAGCACAAGGATTGCTACCTTCAATTAAAGAAGAATCTCTGCGACCTTGATTATTTTGTTTTTGAGCGCCATAACGACTAAATATTCCACGTTCACCAGAGCCTGATTTCATTAATGCAACCCACTCTTCCATAAATACATTCATAGAAGGTTTTTGATCATAGACAGCAGAGTTGTTTGCTAAAGCACGTTGTTCTTCAGTTTCCCACCAACGACCTGATTTGCAATCTCTAATTTCAGGGTCTCCTAAGTCTGACATAGAAATTAACGCCGATCGTCTAACACCACCTACAACAACAATTTCTGCAATCTTACAAACAATATCATGCACTTCAATAGAACGTAATTTTCGTCCTGCTGCATTTTTAAAAGTTTTAGTTACAAAGTTAAAAAGATCCATAAGTGGTTGTGGACCAGAAGCCCTTCCACCCATAGTCTTAAGTCGTGCGCCTTCTGGACGTATTTTGCTATAATCCCATTCATGTTCATTCCCTAAGTATAAATCTGCAATTAGTTTTCTTAAAGCCTTTGCCCAACCTTCAGCAGAATCTTCTACTTGAATAACTCTTTCTGTTTTTACAAAAGAATCATTTATAATAGGAAGTTTGTTGACGTATTTAGTTTCGGCACTAAAACCAACTCCAGTACCTGCCATTAATATAAAAAGTATTTCATCAAATACTCTTGGGTGATCAACAGCTGCGAAACTACAATTGTAGCCTCTAAAATGATTTTGTGCTAATGCTTTACCTGCAGCCCACATTGACCGCATTGAAGGCATTACTTCGTGATTGTATATTGAATTATGTATATTATTAAAATCATTTTCAGTTAGAGTGTTGTTTCCAACTTGTTCTTTCCAAAAATCAACAACTCGATCTACTGTTTCATTCCACGTTTCACGACGATTTTCAGCGTCTAGATAACGTGAATAACGAGACAGATGGATAAAGCTTTGGTATGGATCCATTTTATTTCCCCTTTATAACAAATGGTAAATTAATTATTCTTCGTTTTGTTTTTTCAATTCTGATTCAAGCTCTTCAATCATAGTTTCTTTTTTAAATCGTTTGTCTAAATCAATACCCCAAGTATTAATAGCGTACTCATCTATCTCATCTTTATTCATTTCTGTTAAATCAACATCAGAAGTCATAGTAACAGTATCATTTTCAATGGTTACATTAATTTCTTCACCTTTCGGATGATCCTGACACCACATACTATGTAATTCTGTTATTTGCTCAGATGTAAATAATTTTTTAGTATGAGGATTGTTAATGTATTTGTGAAAGGCTTCATCTGTATAGCCCTTCGCTTTTAGTCTATCAAATTCTGCTTTCAATGTAGCATCCTTTCATTTTTATTAGCAATATTAAAAAAGGTATCAGCATAATAATAAATAGAATCAAAAGTCTCATCATCTTCATTTTCTAAGTCGTCTGCTATTCCGTTTAAATATTGTTGTATATTGGGATTAAGTTGAGAAATGTCAGCCCCCGAATCCAGAAGCTGACATATAATAGATATTTGAACTAAGTGTTGTTCATCCATACTATATTGTAATTTCTTCTTGTCTTTCAAAATCATCAGACCCCTTTTTTAATCTACCTGTTTCAAAGTTATAATAAAGAGTTCCTGATGGTCCAGTCAAACCTGTGTATCGACATTTAAGTACTTTTGTTTTAATAGTGTTACGTTCTTCATCAATATCTGAACCAACATTTCTAGCAAAAGCAATTATGTCCATACTAATTTGTTTAATTGAACCTGACCCTCTTATGTCATCCATAGATGGTAATTTACCTTCTTCAAAACTTTTTCCTTTATTATCTGTTTTACGTAGATGACTAATAAGACCAATCCAAACTTCATGTTTTTTAACTAGTCTTAAAAGATCATTCATGATTTTGTCTATTGCTTCGTTTCCTGTAAGACCTTCAGTACCTTCGGAAGCCAATATGGTGATATGATCCACAAATAGATACTTACACCCACTAAGGCACATGTACTCAAGAAAATCCATAATAGACCCATCTGAAATACTACCTTGATGATCAAGAACCATAACACGATCATCACCGAAAATATTATCAAATCCCACCTTAAGTTCATCTAGCGGTATCTCCTCATTTGCTGGATTTTTACTAATTGCCATACCTGCCATTTTTCTAGCAGTTTCAGCAGGAGATTCTTCAAGTGAAATAATGCCTATTTTATCTTCTGTATTGCTTAATAAGTGTA